TAGTTTTTCATACCGTTCTTATCCATGCGTCTCTTATGTTTCTGTGACTTATCGTTTGGTGAAGTATGAGGTGGGCGGGGGGAGGAAGATTGCTGTTTTTCGGTGGGTTAACCCGCAAGATCCCGACATGAAAGAGGACTTGCCACTTCTTAGTCTGGTTGCGGCGGCGATTGAAGCATTAGAGTAGTTGGTGAGGGATGTATGACCGAATTAACGGCGGTAGATATTTTTTCTGGGATTGGTGGTTTCTCGTTGGCAGCACAAGCCTGTGGAGTAAAGACCCTGTGCTTCGTTGAAAAAGATGAGCGCTGTCAGGCTTTTCTCTCGCGGGCATGGCCGGGAGTGCCGATACATGACGACATCAAAACCTTCCCCGGAGAGAAATACCGGGGAGCAACAATCCTTATGGGGGGACCACCTTGTCAGGCAGCTTCCCGTGCCGGGAAGCAGCGAGGCGCGGGAGATGACCGCTGGCTCTGGCCGGCGGCTCTTGAGGTACTTGCCTCGGTCCGGCCCGCTTGGGCAATTTTCGAGAATCCTCCTGGAATCGGAGACCTATTCAAGTTTGGAGTTCAAATTCCGGTGGATGGAGATGGTGTTGCCATCGGAGAGATCGGAGAGATGGTCAATCGTTCTGGACAAAATCTTTTCAGTAAAACGCTGGCAGAGATTGAGTCGCAAGGATACGAACTCCAAATATATGGTATTCCGGCTTGTGCCGTCGGTGCCCCGCACAGGCGAGAGCGATATTGGATTGTCTGCCACAGGCTGGGAGACGCCGCAAGCTTCACATGTGCAGGGGCGCGGGACGGTGAAGCGGAGGAGCGATGGGAGCCTGCTATTGGCGGGACAAGTAGAGACGGCAATCTGGCAGACGCCAGCAGTGGGGCAGTTCAGCAAAAGGAGGCAAGTCGGGCAGGCGGAGCGTGCGGAATTGCTGCTGCCAGGACAGGTCAAGGCCACTTGGCCGACGCCAAACGCGAGCGACGGGAGCGGAGGACCGCAACACCCGGACAAGCGGAAGGCGGGGAATCACTCGGTGCAGTTGCCGGATTACGTTCCGACCCCTGGGCCGATTCCGTCTGGGTGTCTTGCGCGGATGGGAAGTTTCGTCGAACGCCTGCTTGTGATATCTGCTTGGCTGATGGGGTATCCAGCGAACTATCTGCGCCACTGGGAGAAGCCGCGTGTAAAAACAAAATTGAAGCGCACCGGAGCCTCTTAGCTGCGCTTGGCAATGCTATTGTGCCTCAAGTGGCGGAACGGATTATCCGTACAATAGTGATGGTTGAAGGTCAGCGGGTTTTGCCGCGAGTGGAATCAGGGGTGATTTCGTGAAACTTGGTGTCTTTGATCTTCCAGGAGTTTATGCTGGTGATTGCCGGGTTTTGCTGCGTCAGCTTCCAGACAATTCCATACATAGCACAATAACGTCCCCTCCTTATTGGGGGCTGCGGAAATACGAAGGAGAGCAAGATGTGGTGTGGGGTGGAGATGATAAGTGTCAACATGTATGGGGAAATGAAGGAGTGCCACATCATCCCGGCCAGGTAGAACAAACGAAGTGGAAGGATGCTGATGCTGCGGGACGAGGGCAGACGGCAGGCAGTGGATGGTTTTGTCAGAAGTGCCATGCGTGGAAAGGCTCGTTGGGATTGGAGCCTACGGTAGAGTCGTACGTAGAGCATTTGGTAGAGGTGTTTAGGGAAGTTAAACGAGTGTTAAGAGATGACGGGACGGTTTGGTTGAACTTGGGGGACTGTTATTCCAACGATCCTCGCGGGGGAATTAGACTGCCGGGGTGTGGCTCTATCGTAAAGAATTCCGCCCGTTATCAGGGAGGCGGAAAACTTCAAATACACGGAAAGATGGTGGTGCAACCGATGTTGGTGACTTGCCCGACCTGTCTTGTAGATACTCTCGCGGAAGAATGTTGCGGCAACGATCTTCGGCAAACGACTGTTACGCCCAGCCTGAAACCTGGCGACCTTATGATGATTCCGCATCGCTTGGCTATTGCTCTACAGGCAGATGGGTGGTGGATCAGGAGCGGAGTGGTGTGGGTTAAGGGACTTTCATTCTGTCCTGCCTATGCTGGCTCGGTAATGCCTGAGAGTGTTCAAGGCGTTCGCTGGGAAAGGCATAGGATTAAGACTGAGCGAGCGAAGGTTACGATAGGGCAGGCTAATCTTCAAGACGGGCATGTTGATGGAACGCCAAAGGGTTCGTTGATTGCAGGTGGCGGGAATCCTGATCGGCAAGCGAAGTGGGTTGATTGCCCTGGTTGCGAGAAGTGCAAGGCGAATGGCGGCTATGTGTTGAGGCGAGGAAGTGGGAGACCAACGAATTCTTATGAGATGGTTTTTCTTCTAGCCAAGAGCCAGAAATACTATTATGACACCGACGCAGTGCGGGAATCTGCATTAAGGGCGGGCGACATTCCGGGTGGAAGCAAGAAAACGGTTCAATTGGGGGACAGGCCAAACCCGGCATATCATGCGACTCGGCCTGTGGAGAGTGGTCGCAACCTAAGGTCCGCCTGGGCGATCAACCCGTCACCTTATCGCGGTGGACACTACGCCTCTTTCCCTCCTGCTCTTGTAGCACCATGCGTCAAGGCGAGCACTTCGGAGAAGGGCGTATGTCCAACATGCGGCGCACCGTGGGCGAGGGTGGTGGAGAGAACTGATCGCGTGAATAGTAGAGAGCCAGAGCGGACGCCGCGAGGAGAGACAAAGACTGACTCTACTGGATGGGAAGATACTTATCGTCCTACGAACAACTGGCTCCCTACCTGCTCTTGCCCGAAGGCCGATCCTGTTCCCGCTGTCGTTCTGGATCCTTTTGCTGGTGCTGGAACCACTCCGACAGTAGCCACGGCTCTTGGACGGCTTGGTTTGGGATTTGATATATCGGAAGAGTATGTAGAAAAGCACGCCCGTCCATACTTGTCTAAGTGGAGAGAGGTGGCGAAGAACATCAACGCTGGAAGGTCTGGGCCGAAAAAGGTTGTTGTTGAAGATGCTGACCAACAGATGTCGTTGTTGAAGGAGTAGATGGGCCATGCTCGGGCCATACGAACCAAACCAAGTCTATCTGGCGGACTGCGTAGACGCAATGCAGAAGATTCCCGAGTCTTCGGTTGATGCTATAGTTTGTGATCCTCCATATGGCCTGCGGCAGCACAAGCAGGTAGAGGTGGTTGCGTGTTTGAGGGCATGGCTGGATGGGAAAGTGTATCAACCAAAGGGCACAGGCTTCATGGGGCAGGCGTGGGATGCTTGGGTTCCTGGACCAGAGGCGTGGAAGGAATGCTTGCGAATCTTGAAGCCTGGTGGTCATGCGTTGGTGTTTGCAGGTACTCGCAGCCTTGACTTGATGTGCATGGCCTTGCGGCTGTCTGGATTTGAATTGCGAGATAGTATAGGATACGCACATGATGGTGGAGCGCCAGTATTGGCTTGGGTTTATGGATCTGGAATGCCCAAAGGTGGGGATATATCGAAGATCATAGATCGGAAGGCTGGTGTAGTTCGGGAAGATAAGTTTGGAGGTTCTTTTGAGCGGCGGGCTGGTCCAACGGGGAATCGCAAGTGCGAGAAGTGCGGAAAGTGGTTGGTGTCGGGCAGTCCATGCAAGTGCCCTCGCCCGCAAGATGCCGCTGTTTCTCCTATTGCCAAGCAGTGGGAGGGGTTCAGTGCGGCCATACGGCCGGCGTGGGATCCAATTATTCTCGCCAGGAAACCACTGGATGGGACGATTGCTGATAATGTTATCAAACACGGGACTGGAGTGTTGAACATAGGTGGGTGTAGGATAGAGCGTGGAGGCTTGACCGAGCATGGAGGCTGGCCAGCCAATGTGGTTCTGGACGAGGCAAGCGCAAAGTCGCTCGATGAGCAGACAGGAACGTTGACGAGTGGAATGATGAAGGCTGGTCAGCAGAGGCAGGCAAGCAAGGGTGGGGGTGGGTATCATGGCAATATGCCAGATGGCGCTTCTGCGGAAGGGACATATGGCGACTCTGGTGGTGCCTCTCGCTTTTTCTATTGTGCAAAGGCGTCACGATGGGAGCGTGATGTTGGCCTAGCCGACATGCCCGTAGACGAAAAGGCTGATTGTTGGAACAAGGCGGGAGAGAGGACGAACGACACCAGCAAGGCACGCAACCATCATCCTGCCGTCAAGCCAGTATCGCTGATGAGATGGTTGGTGCGTCTGGTGACCCACTGCAATGGTATTGTCCTTGACCCGTTCGCCGGCAGCGGCACCACCGGAATGGCGTGTGTCCTAGAGAAATTTGATTTTATTGGCTTTGAGAAGTCGAAAGAATATGTTACAATAGCAGAGAGGCGTATTGCTTATGCCAAGGCCAACCCACACGCTTTTGATGCGGAAAAGCCAGATGCGATGAAGGATACCGAAGGGCAGGTCAACTTTCTAGATGAGAAGCGGGACGAAGATGAGTGAAGCGCCTGAAACCCGACTCTCGCCAGAACTTCTCGCGCAGTTTGTCCGCATGGTCAAGGCTGGCGATGAAGGTCTGTGCGACCAACTCAGCGAGGCAGACTTTGAAACGCCTCCAGTATCTATCAGGCAGTTTATTGACGACCCGAAATATCTTGGGGAGTTCATGGAAGGGTATCACGAACGGTGGAAGTCTCTTTTGTGTGATGCCTTCCAGCCTGGCTCCAAGGTTCTGACGCTTATTCTCACTGGTGCTATTGGCATTGGCAAGGACATGACCGCCAGCGTGGCTACGTTGTATAAGGCGTATCGCCTATTGAACCTCAAAGATCCAGCAAGGCATTATGGGTTGATGCCAGGCTCCAAGTTTGTCTTTGGCGTATTCAACATCACTTTGCGTAAAGCGGAATCCTGTTATGACAACATGAAGCGTTGGGTGGAAAAGAGTCCATACTTTCAATCCATTGAAAGCCATATCAGGCAGGATAATATCTTTTTCCCAAAGAAGAACATCAAGATTGAAACCGGCTCTTTGGCAGAGCACGCGATTGGCGAAAACCTATATGGTTTTATTCTTAACGAGGCCAACTTTTTCAAACAGCCGAAGACCGACAAGCAAGCCCTTAACCGAGCGCATACTTTGTATGACGAAGCCCGCAAGCGGCTTATCTCTCGTTTCTCTCGCAGGGGGTCTACGCCAGGGCTGATTGTTATTATGTCGTCGCGCCGCTTCCATACCAGCTTCCTGGAGAAGCAAATCTTTGAGGCACAGAATTCCGCAGAGGCGAAAGACATTACTAGAGTAGCAGAGTTTGCCTTGTGGGACGTGAAGCCTGATGGGACTTTCCCGCCGCAGAGATTTCATGTGATGATTGGTGACGACAAGATGCCATCGCGGGTATTGGAGGACGACGAGATTCCACCCGCTGGATACAAGTTGGTCGAGGTGCCTGATACTGATGAGATGCGCCTGGAGTTTAAGCGTGACTGCGATAAGTCAATCCGGGACTTTGCAGGTCAATCTACGTCTGGCGTTGGGCGTTTCTTCGCCCCATCCATCATTCACGGTATGGTTGATGTCACTCGGACATCGCCGGTGAATGTGGATACTATAACCGGAATTGGAGTTGGACTTGATAATCATATTGCAGATTATGTAAATTGGGATGCGTGGACGCGTGTGCTAAGATCAAGAAAAACGCCGCGCGTGAATCCAAACAGGAGTAGGGTGTGTGCTGTAGACATCGGATTGGTTCATGACGCTTTGGGTTTGGCCATGGGACATCGCACGTTTGATATGGAGTTGGGGCGAGACGTTATCTATATAGACCTGGCGATTCGCATTCGTGCCCCATCGGGCAACGAGGTTGACCTGAGTGAGATCATTGAATTCTTCAAAGCATTGCGAGGCAGCGGATTTAATATCTCCAAAATCACATATGACCGCTTTGAAAGTCGGCATAGTGTGCAAATACTAAAACAGTTTTCGTTCGTCG